GGCATGTATCCCAATCTGTGGATGCATTTACTGGTATAGAGGCATATGACATTACCATATCTGGATCTTTAACTGTAACTGGATCAACTCAACTTAATATTGGAACAAATGTATTCTTGATCTCGTCCGGTAGCATTCCATTTTTAAAAGTAGATTCACAAGGACAAACCACAATTTCGGGTAGTGCTTCTGATTTGTTTCTAATCAAAAATGCTGTTGGAACATCTGTTTTAGCGGTATCTCAAAGTGGTATGGTAACACTATCCACACAATCACTAACATTAACAAACCCGGCACCAAATGGTGCAATATACTTCACATCAGGTGCGCTATATATAGGACTTGATTAATATATATAACATATAGAATATTAATAAACTAGAAAAAAAGAAAAAATGGCAGAATGGAAAAAAGTTGTTGTCTCGGGTAGTGATATATCGCAACTCAACAATGACGTAAATTATTTAATTCAAGGGCAAGATGGAGCTTATTTAACAGGCTCCTTTAGTGGTTCCTTTATAGGAGATTTTACAGGTACCGCATCATATGCAACATCAGCATCATATGCTAACACTGCAACGAGTGCTTCATACGCTGAAACAGCTACAAGTGCTTCATACTCTGAAACAGCTACAAGCTCTTCATATGCTGAAACATCAACTAGTGCTTCATATGCTGAATCAAGTTCATATGCATTATCTAGTTCATATGCGGACACAGCAACATCTGCTTCATATGCACCTTCCGTATCTCCATTCCCATACACAGGGTCTGCTATTATATCAGGTAGCTTAGAGGTAATTGGATTAACTACTTTGTACAACTCAGGTTCAACAGTATTTGAAGTAAGTGGCTCTAGTGGTGCTCTATTTAGCATAGTAGATGATTTAAGTGGCGATATATTTACAGTTTCAAGTGGCTCAATTGATCTATTCAACATCTCCTCTTCTGGTGATGCTGTTTTGAGCGGATCTTTAACTGTAACTGGTAATATTAAAGGTACGGGTAGTTTAAAACTACAACCTGATTCAAATGATGCTAGATACTTAGAAATCTATAATACAGCTGCTCAAGATACACACATTACAGCAAGCGGCGGTTGGTTATTTTTAGGTGATGATACAACTTATGTAAAAGTTGACAATTACAGTACAAATAATTCAATGGAGTTAAGAGCTGATAATGGAATCTCAGTAACGGGATCATTGGATGTAACTGGTTCCAATATTAATCTTATCACTGAGCAGTGGCAAGTTAGTATAGATAATAACAATTCTCAAATAGTATTTGCCCAATCAGGATCTAGTTTTGAATTATTTGATTTAAACGGTAGTAGAGCTGTTTGGGTTGATAATAGACAATTAAATAATTCTAATGGAGATATAATAGTAGATTGGGAAAATGGTTTATTCTCCGGTTCATTCTCCGGTTCATTCCAAGGTGATGGTAGTGGGTTAACTAATTTACCAACACAATCATTTGAATCTAACCAAATTGCAACAGGATCTGTTACAGGTTCAGTTGATGTAGGTTCAAACTCATTTACACTAGTTTCCGAATCTATCGCTTTAATGAATGTTAGAGCAAATGGTGGATTTGAAAATGGTTTAAATGTAACTGCAAGTGGAGCGTGGAGTCATGCAGAAGGCGTTAATACAGTAGCATCTGGAAATTATTCACACGCAGAAGGTGATACTACAACTGCATCTGGAAATTATTCTCATGCTGAAGGTGGTGGTACAACAGCATCTGGGTATACATCACACGCAGAAGGTAACGGTACAACAGCATCCGGATATGCATCCCACGCAGAAGGTAACGGAACTATAGCATCTGGTTCATGGTCACACGCAGAAGGTAGAGACGCAACGGCATCTGGTTTATATTCACACGCAGAAGGTTATTTAACTATAGCATCTGGTTCATACTCTCATGCTGAAGGTTACCAAACGGTAGCATCTGCAATTGGTTCACACGCAGAAGGTAGTACTACAACAGCATCCGGTGATTATTCACACGCTGAAGGTAATACCACAACAGCATCCGGTAATTATTCACACGCTGAAGGTAATACCACAACAGCATCAGGCAATTATTCCCATGCAGAAGGTAGTAGTACAACAGCATCTGGTTCATACTCACACGCTGAAGGACAAGGAACAACAGCATCCGGCAATTATTCCCATGCAGAAGGTCTTAGTACAACAGCATCTGGTTATAGTTCACACGCTGAAGGACAAGGAACAACAGCATCCGGTAATTATTCACATGCTGAAGGACAAGGAACAACAGCATCCGGTAATTATTCACATGCTGAAGGTTCTGGTACAATAGCATCTGGTTCATTTTCACACGCAGAAGGTGATACATCAATAGCATTAGGTGATTATTCTCACGCTGAAGGTGAAAGTACAGTTGCATATGGTCCTGTATCACACGCTGAAGGTTTACACACTATCGCATCTGGTTCTGGTCAATTAGCAGCGGGTAAATACAACACCCACAACAATCTAGATTCGCTAGTAGTAATTGGTAACGGTGTAGATGATGCAAACAGAAGCGATTTAGCTTTATTCAACTCACAAAGCATCACATTTAACCAACCAGTAACTGGTTCTATATTTACAGGTTCGTTTGTAGGAGATGGTAGTGGATTAACAGGAATATCTGCTTCATACCTAGCAAGTTCAGCGTCAAACGGAACAGGTATCTCAACATTCACATACAATGGTACCTCAAACGTAACAGTTGAAGTATCGGGTGCTTCTGCTTTAAGCTCAAACACACTTACAAAGTGGACAGGAGATGCATTTGCAAACACTAGCATTACGGATGATGGAACGTTAGTTACTTTTTCAACAGACGCTTTATTCCAAGGAGATATTACAGTACAAGGTACAGCATCTTTCCAAAACGCAGAAAATCTGTTAGTGGCAGATAGATTCGTATTGTTTGCTTCTGGCTCAAATGCAACAGGAGATGGTGGTATTGTAGTTCAACAAGGAACCCAAAATATAGGTGAGCTATATGGATATGACAGTGGAGTACAACGTTGGGGATTCACAGGATCGTTCAATGCTACTTCCACTAGCTACGCACCAGAAGCATACATTGCAGCTGTAGTAGATGTAGACGGTGGTCAATCAGATATAGCAAAATACCAGAAAAACGGAAACATCAGAGTATCTGGAAGTGATATTTATATCTACGCTTAATAGAATATTTAAAAAGTTATGAGTATATTAGACAAAATCAACCAAGAATCCCCTTCTCAAAAGGAAGGGGATTTTTCCTTGGAGAAGCACGAAATTGAATTTATATTGTTGCTGCTAAAAGAATCCACCTTTAAAGGGGAACATGTAGAGATACTCTACAATATAGCATATAAACTACAACAACAATATTTAAACAAATGATTGAATTTTCTTTACCCGAATTCCAACTTTTACGAGCAGGGTTGGATTCCATTACTATCAAGGGAGCAGATGCTCAATTTTTGGCTCAACTGCAAATCAAAATAGAACAACAACTACAAGAACTCTCTCAAAGTCCTCCAAAACCATCCAAAAAATAGTTATGCCAAAACAGATATTTTTCCAATCCTCTCTCCCAAGAGCAGGATCCACTCTATTACAAAACATTATAGGACAAAACCCAGACTTTTATGTTACACCAACTTCAGGTGTTTTAGAGCTATTATATGCTGCTAGAGCAAACTATAGTTCATCACCCGAATTCAAAGCACAAGATAGTGAATTGATGCGTCGTGGATTCCAATCGTTTTGCGTATATGCATTGTCTGGATTCTTCAACGGAATCACAAACAAACTATATGTAATGGATAAGTCAAGAGGATGGGGAATACATTATGGATTCTTAAACTCATTTTACCCAGAACCTAAAATTGTATGTATGGTCCGGGATCCTAGAGCTATATATGCTTCTATGGAAAAAAACTATAGAAAGAATCCTGACAAAGATCCTGGTTTTGTTAACCATTCAAAAATGCAAAACACAACTACACAAAAACGTGTAGAAACATGGTCTTCAACACCTCCTGTTGGATTAGCATTTGAGCGCATCCAACAAATGTTGCATGAGGGAATAGGGGAAAAGGTATTGTTTGTAAAATTTGAAGATTTAACATCCAACCCACAACAAACTATGGATAAAATTTATGGATATTTAAATATTTCAACATACCAACACGACTTTGACAATGTAGAACAACTTACAGTAGAGGATGATGAAGTGTATGGAATATATGGTGACCACAACATCAGACAAAAAGTAGAACCAGTACAAAATACATACAAAGAAGTACTAGGAAGTCAAACATGCAATTTTATCAAATCAAAATACGATTGGTTCTTTAAAGAGTTCCGATATATATAATATTTATAACAAAACTATTGTTGGCCGTAAGGAAGTAGGCATATACACGGCATGAGTGTATGTATCTAACCACAATAAAAAAACTAAAATAATATGCCAAGTTGGAAAAAAGTCATCACCTCAGGTAGTGATGCAGAATTAAACTCATTATATGCTCCAAGCATAACAGGATCTTTACATGGAACAGCATCATATGCTCTAAACGCAATTTCCTCTAGCTATGCCCTAACAGCTTCATATTCCAATAACCTACAAATGTCTGGATCCATAAATAATGTGGATTATATTGATTTTAATACAGGCTCAGCTGTACCTGCTTGGAAATCAGGTCGTGTGTTTTGGGATAATGTAGATGGAGCATTATCGGTATATAATGCTGAAGCAGATGTAACATTACAAGTAGGACAGGAAAACTGGACCCGTGTTAGAAACAATACGGGAACAACCGTAACAAATGGTACTGTTGTAAGAATTATAGGATCACAAGGTGATGCCCCTACAATAGAAAGAGCACAATCTATAGCCAAATCAGGTAGTATAAATGTAGATACCCAAATATTAGGTGTTGCAACTCACACTATTGAAGATAGTAGTTTTGGATATGTAACAACACAAGGTCTAGTTCGAGGATTAAACACAAATGTATTTAACGATGGTGATACACTTTTTGTAGGAACAGGCTCATCAGGTGCCTTACAAAATACAGCCCCTTCAGCACCCTATGAAATTATTCCTGTAGGTGTATGTGTGAAAGCATCCCCTGGAACAAGTGGTGTTATATATGTTGCTGTACAACAACCACTTGATTTTTCAGATTTAAGTTCTGTATACAAATCAGGATCTTACAGTTATGGAGATCTTTGGGTATATAAACAAAGTGGCTCTTTTGGAGTATGGGAACATACCAATCAATTAAGTGGATCATACGGAATAACAGGTAGTTTAAATATATCATCTGGAAGTTTAAACATAACATCTGGTTCGCAAACTTTTTCTACAACATTCATATCTCCGGGCTCCGGAAATATTATTAACTTAAATTCCAATGGAAATCTAGGATTAAATGCAGGAACGGCAGCTGGTATTGCTTTTGTTGTTAACAATATATCGCAGGCTATGTATATTACATCTGCCAGTCAAGTATTGATAGGAAATCCTAGAGTTAGTCCACTTGAAAGCGGAAGTGCAACACTTCATGTAACAAATGTTGGTACACGCAACTCATTCTTAGTAGAAGATTCAACCAATCCAGATACAACACCATTTGTTATTGATGCTTCTGGTAACGTTGGTATAGGAACAACTACACCCTCCGTTAAATTACATGTTTCCGGAGGTCCTGCTATATTAAGACTTGAAGGAACAGATCACATGTTCCAAGAATTCTATCCTCAAAGTGGTGGAACTCGATTTGGATATTTAGGATACAGCAGTTCTGGGTCAACAGATTTAAGATTATTTAACCAACCCATAGGAGGCAGAATGTTATTTGCAACGGAAAATTTAATCCGTATGTCAATACAAGCTAATGGAAATGTTGGGGTCGGAGTAAGTCTTCCTACTGAAGTTAATGCTAAATTCCATGTAAATAATACCTCAACATCAGCATCATTCCTAGTTGAAGATTCCACAAATCCAGATGCAACGCCATTTATAATTGATGCCGCAGGTAACGTCGGTATTGGTATTACATCATCGTTAGCATTATTACATATCAAATCCGGATCTGCTTCAGCTACTGCAAAACGTGGAGGTGTTGGGACTGTAGTATATTCTGAGAATATAGCTGGACAAAATTATTTAGAATTAGCCGCATCCACTGCATCTAATGCTGGGGTATTATTTTCAAAAGGATTAGCCACAGGTAATTACGGATTGGTAAATTATAATAATACCGATGACAGTATGGCGTTTTTAACCGCCGGCGTAGAACGTATGCGAATATCAGGGTCAGGTAATGTTGGTATAGGAACTGCAACCCCAAACACAAAACTAGATGTTAACGGTAATACTACAATAACTGGCTCATTAAATGTAACAGCGGGTATAACAGGATCACTTTATACTAGAGATTTATTAACTATTGAACCAACTTCCCCTCTCCCAACAGTTACAAATGGTGCTATTGCATTCTCTTCAAGTGGAGATTTTTATTTTGGAAGCGGAAGTGCTTGGCGTAAATTAACCCTATAAAACAAATAAAATGGAAACAGTTACAGAAAACAAAGTTTTAACCCAAGAAGAGTTACAAACACTAAACACAATCCAACAAGAAACACAAGCTCTAATCAATGAGCTAGGTGAAATTGAACTGATCAAGTTCCAACTTGAAGAACGACGAGAAAAAGCCAAAGCTTTTTTATCCGAAGTATCTCAAAAAGAACAAGATTTCACTCAACTCGTATTTGAAAAATATGGGAGAGTTAATCTCAACCCACAAACAGGTGAAATTACATCATCTCTATAATATTTATAACTAAATAGCAAATGCCACAAGAAATATTAATATCCCCAGGAGTTTTAGCAATTGAAAACGATCAATCGTTTGTTACAACACAACCTGTACAAGCTGGAGCAGCAATTATAGGACCTACAGTTAAAGGACCTGTAGGAATCCCAACTATTGTAACAACATATAGTGAATATTTAAACAAATATGGAGATACATTCTTAAGTGGTAGCCAAACCTACTCATACTTCACATCAATTTCAGCATACAACTACTTCCAGAATGGAGGTGCTTCATTGCTTGTAACTAGAGTAGTAAGTGGTAGTACTCATTGGAGTCCTGCTACTTCTTCATTTATCCCTGATTCGGGTTCTTTAAACAGTGTATTTGTTCTAGAGACATTATCTGAAGGACAAATCATGAACAGCACTAGCCCTCTAAACGCAGATGGTACTTTACCTTCAGGATCAGCAGATAACTTTAGATGGCAAATTGTTTCTCCAAATATCAACACCGGAACATTTTCATTGTTGATTAGACGAGGAAACGATTCAACAAACTCCCCTTCTATTCTAGAATCATGGGGCCCATTATCTTTAGATCCATTATCTTCAAACTACATAGAGAAAGTAATTGGTAACCAAGCTGAAAATGTAGCCTCTGATAGTGGGGAATTCTATATCCAATTATCTGGAAGTTACAGAAATGCTTCAAGCTATGTTAGAGTAAAACAAGTTAACATTACCACACCAAATTACCTAGATAATTCAGGTAACCCAAAACCACAATACACAGCATCTATTCCAACTGCCGCTAGCGGAACATTTGGAGCTGCATTTGGTTCTAACCTACCAAACGGTACAGGTAATTACTATGAAAATATTAGTGATTCATTACCACAAGGTATCCCAGCATCAGAATACACCGATTCTATTTATTTGCTCTCTAACAAAGATGCATATAAATTTAATTTTATCACAGTACCTGGGTTAATATATGATTTTTCATCTCATACTTCAACTATTAGTCTTTTAGATTCTGTTTGCAGTAATAATGGAAATTCAATGTTGGTATTTGATCTTAAATCATACGGATCTCAAGTATCATCTGTTGCTTTAGAAGCATCTGGTATAGATTCTTCATATGCTGCTGCATATTGGCCTTGGGTTCGTACAATTGATCCGGGAACAGGTCAACAAGTATGGGTACCTGCTTCAACAATGATTCCTGGTGTATATGCATTTAACGATAATGCTGCTGAAGCATGGTTTGCACCTGCTGGAACAACACGTGGTTTAATGCCTACAGTAATAATGGCTGAAAGATATTTAACTCAAGGAAACAGAGACACGTTATATGAAGCAAATGTAAACCCAATTGCAACATTTCCAAATGTTGGAGTTGTAGTATTTGGACAAAAAACACTACAAAAGAAAGCAAGTGCACTCGATCGTGTAAACGTTAGACGTTTATTAATTGAACTTAAAAACTACATTACACAAATTGCAGATACACTTGTATTTGAACAAAACACAGTTGCAACGCGTAACAACTTCTTACTCCAAGTTAACCCATATTTATCATCAGTTCAACAAAGAAACGGTTTATATGCATTTAGAGTAGTTATGGATGAGACAAACAATACACCTACAACAATAGACAATAACCAATTGATAGGTGCTATTTATTTACAACCAACTAAAACATCAGAATTCATTTACTTGGATTTCAATATATTACCAACTGGAGTTTCTTTTGGGTAAAAATAGTTTTTAACAGAAAAAACAATATTTATAATAAAATAAAAATATAATATATTAAAATGGCAAATTTCTCAGTATCCCCGGGAGTAACTACAAGTGAAATAGACAACACATTTTTAACAGGACAACCTGTACAAGCTGGTGCAGCTATCGTTGGACCTACAGTTAAGGGACCAGTTGAAATTCCTACACTTGTTACCTCATACGCAGATTACGTAAACCGATTTGGAGATGTTTTAATGAGCGGTAGCAATACTTACTCATATTTAACATCAGTTTCAGCATACAATTATTTCCAAAATGGAGGAACTTCATTGATTGTTACTCGTGTTGTAACAGGTTCATTTTCTCCTGCTACAAGTTCGGTTGTTTCAAACTATATAAATGCTGCTTCTTCTTCATTTGCTTTAGAAACTATCTCTGAAGGAGTTATCATGAACAACGGTGGTGCTGAAGTATCTAGTTCACTTGTTTCTGGTTCAAAAGATAACGTTAGATGGGAAATTACAAATTCAAATACTGGATCTGGAACATTTAATGTATTGATTAGACGAGGGGATGACAAAAATAGCAATAAAGCAATATTGGAAACATGGAACAACGTTAGTTTAGATCCAAATTCATCACGTTTTATCTCTAGAGTAATTGGAGACCAAGTAGTAGAATATAGTTCAACTACAAATCAAATCGAAATCACTACAGGTTCATTTGCTAACCAATCACGATATGTACGTGTTAAAAATGTAACACCTACACCAAACTATTTAGACAATAACGGACAACCTGTTTCTGCTTATACTGCATCACTTCCAATTAATGGATCTGGTTCATTTGGTGGAGCAACAGGTACTGTAATGGGTGGTGCTAATTTCTATGAAGCAATCAACTCTTCAAATACACAAGGATTAACAGCAGGATGCTACGATAATATGGTTAATTTGTTAGCTAACAAAGATGACTACCAATTCAACATTTTATCTACACCAGGTCTAATCAACGAACATCACACAGCAACTATCTCAACAATTATCACAAACACTACAAATAGAGGAGATAATTTATATGTAGTTGATATGGTAGATTACAGTGGAATATTAGGTGATGCAATAACACAAGCAACAAGTAGAGATACTTCATATGCTGCTACTTACTGGCCTTGGGTTCGCATAGTAGATCCGGGAACAGGAAAACAAGTATTCGTACCTGCTTCAACTCTAATCCCAGGTGTTTACGCTTATAACGATAAAGTATCTGCTCCTTGGTTCGCTCCAGCGGGTATCAATAGAGGTGGTCTTTCATCAGTAATCGCCGCTAAATCTAAATTGTCTCAAGCAGATAGAGATGCATTGTATTCAAACAACATCAACCCAATTGCAACATTCCCAAGAACAGGAGTATCTGTATTTGGACAGAAAACACTACAAAAAGGTGCTTCTGCTTTAGATAGAATTAACGTAAGAAGATTGATGATTGAATTGAAAGCATATATTGCACAAATTGCTGATACATTAGTATTTGAACAAAACACAATCACAACACGTAACAATTTCTTATCTCGTGTAAACCCATACTTAACTACAATCCAACAAAAACAAGGTTTGTATGCGTTTAAAGTGATTATGGATGAATCAAACAATACACCTGATGTGGTAGATAGAAATCAATTGATTGGTCAAATTTATGTTCAACCATCTCGCACAGCAGAATTTATAGCACTTGACTTTATCCTTCAACCAACAGGAGCAACATTCCCAGTATAGGAAATTGGAAAACTAAATATGGAAAGGAGTGCAAATTATTGCACTCTTTTTGTTTTTCTCAATATGTATAATGGACCCAAACGACATATTATGAAAAAATGTACAAAATGCCTCCAAGAGAAAGAATATTCAAATTTCTATAAAAAAACATCATCCAAAGATGGATACAACAATATTTGCACCTTATGTAGAATAGAATACAATAACCTTAAAAGAGAACACAATCAACTCTACTATCAAGAAAATAAAGAAAAATACCAATTAAACAGCAAAAAATACTACCAAACAAACAAACAGAAAGTTAATCAAAAAAGTATAGCTTACCAAAAAAATAATCCTACCCAAACAAAACAAACATACAATAAATGGAGACGTAATAATGCAGAGTATTTTAAGATTTGGAGAAAAAATAAATGGGAAAATGATACAAATTATAAATTAAGAATTATATTAGGTAATAGATTAAATGAAGTTTTAAAGAAGAACAAAACATATAAAAATAGTAATATCATCCAACTTTTAGATTGCTCCTTAGATTACCTAAAACAACACATCTCAACCCAATTCCTCCCAGAAATGTCTTGGAAAAATCACGGAGAAATTTGGGAAGTAGATCATATCAAACCTTGTGCTTCCTTTGATTTAATAGATTTGGATCAACAAAAAGAATGCTTCCACTACACCAACCTCCAACCCCTATTTAAAACAACAGAAATAGCAAAAAGTTTTGGATATGTAGATCAAACAGGAAATAGAAATAAAAGTAAAAATTAGGTACATTTTCCTTCTATTTCATATATGTATCATCGATAAACAAATTAAATTAAAAAAATTATGGCTATTCTTGATCCTAATGAGGTCTTTTTTACGGCTTTTGAACCAAAACAAACCAACCGATTTATTCTATACATTGATGGTATTCCATCTTA